TCAGTTCGCGAGCCTCGCAACGGCGAACCCGGCCCCAAGCCCGGCAAGCAAGGCCACAACGGCGACCGCAAAGGACACGTCCCCGGCCTGCTGGCGTAACGATTCGTTCTCGGCGCGCAGCCGCGCAATCTCCGACGCGGTTCGAATGCAGCGGCTCTCCGACATCCAGCAGCCGCCCTCAACCTCGACGGCTGCCGTGCCGCCATCGGGGAAGAGCTGAGCGCGCTCGACGCTGACGACCTCCGAGCCCGACGCGGGAAGCGCGAGCAGCCCAACCAGCACGAGCGCGCCGAGCTTCACTTGTTGCCCCGGGAGTCGAGCTGCTCAAGCACGGCAATCGCCGCAGCCTTCTCCGCGACCTGCCCAGCAGCAAGCGCTCCCGCCAGTTCGGCGCGGGCAATGGCGGCGCTCCCGAACAGAATCCGCTTGATGATGGTGAAGCCACCAGCGGCCGTCAGGGCGACTTGCAGCGCCGTCAGCATCAGCGCCAGCGAGAACGGCGCCCCAGCAGCAAGCGCGTTCGCTACCGCTCCAGCGAGGGAGAGGCCAAGCACGAGGACCGCGCCGCCCCTGTCGGTATTGAAGAACGGGATGAACCCGCCACCGAATCTCCGCAGCAGGTAGACGAGCACCACCACCACCAGGGCGGCGAGCAGCGCGTAGTTCCGGCTCGTCACGGCGTCGAGAAGAAGGCGCGCGAACTCCTCGAACTGCTCGGGGTTCGGCCCGACTACACCAGCGTCAACCATGTTGCCTCCGGGTTAGAAGCCCAGCCGCTCCAGTTCGGCCGCGAGCTTCGGGTTTGCTGCACGCCACTTCGGCGACAGGCGCTCGGCATCGAGGCGAGCCCACACGTCGGCGAGGGAACTCTGTTGGACCAGGGTGCGAAGCGGCGTGAGCTGAAGCGCACTCACGTAGCCCGGCCACTGCACATGGGGGGAGTCGCCGAACCTGCCGCCCCACACGAGGCCCGCCTTCGTCGCTTCTTCTCCCAGCACGCGGTAAGCCGACTCGCGCCAATCCGGCTGAACGCTAGGTCGCGGGCTCGCGTCACAGACGAAGTCGAAGGCGAGCCCGTAGTTGTGAGCGGACAAGCCTGCGGGCGATGCCTTTCCGCCCTTGCCCGACACGTACAGCCGACGTAGTTCCGCCTGCTCCGGCAGGTCACGGAAGCCGTGCGTCGCTACGTAGCGAACGCCCCGGGCCGCGCAATGCGCGACGACCTCCAGGGACACCGCGACGAACGGCAGGAAGACGCGGTCCAGGTCGACCCGTTCGAAGTTCGCATGGGTCATCACGATCCCCGCCCGCCCGACTGGGACATGCGGAGAAGCTCCAGTTCGACGATTTGCTGAACCTGAGCCGGAAGCCCTCGGATGAACTCGTCGCGCCACCGACGCAGCGCGCCCAACTCCACGGCTACGGCATTAATGCGCTCGTCCTGCCGCGCAACCTTCTCAACGAGGGCTCGAATCTCCCCGACCAGGGACTTCGCGGCCCAGGTGAGGACGCCGACTCCCGCCGTTCCAAGCAGGGAGCCGACTACGAGTTGCACGGACTGAGTCTCTTCTGCGGTCACAGCGCCACCGGGGCGAAAGGGTGCTCCCGGTAAATGCGTGCGGATTTTGGAAGTGGCTCATGCATCTGCGTAGGACCATGGATGCGGAAGGCGCTCCAGACGCACTCACAATCCTTCCCCACAATGGCGTACCGGACACATCATCCTTCGGGCCGCCCGAATGCGTTAAGCCTAGCGAGCATGAAACCGACACGTCGGCCTCATGTGCCCCTCCTCCCTCCTGAGAATGGGAATGTCTGACAGCTCGACCACAGCCGACCGGAGGGCATGGGTGACGTCATGGGGCTTCCACTCAAATTCTCACACGCCAGAAAACACAAATAAAAACACCTACCCTATCCATCTCACCTGTTAAAAACACCACAAAGGAAAGCACCGAAGTCTCGATATGCCATTGCAGATGGAAAGCCCCCATCAACACATGTAGATATCAGCCTGTGCGGACTGGGCCGCACAAACACAGAGAGAGACTTCCTTTGAGAGAGCTGAAGACGGTGTCATTTATGATTGCCATGACTCTTGGGATCGCCGTGGTAGGCTTTCCCACCCGGGCGCTCGCGGAGGCTGACTGCGCGAAAACCCAGGATCAGATCCAGGCATGGATCGAAGAAAACGCAGGCAAGCTTCCGACCACATTGGAGGGAGTGAGCCGGCATCCAATGGCATACCGCAGGGCTATCCTTGATTCCCTACATCCAGAACAGAAAGTCGCGCTCTGGGGGGAGCACATTCGTCAGTACATCGCAAGCCACCCGCAGTTGAGCGCGAAGCAGATCGCGGTTCTTGAAAAGGTTCTGACAACGCTCAGTCCTCAACTCTACACCATTGGCATCACCCCGGAGGTCCAGCGAGTGCAAGCTGCGGTCAAGGAAGCTTTCGCTCCAGAGGAGGCGCGTCTCATCGTGGCCACACTGGGCCCACCAGAGTCCCCCGGCGCCGAGGCTTCACTAGCTCCAATCTGTGAGTGCAGTCGAGCAGATGCGTGGTGCGGTGGATTCCGATGCAGGGCATACTCATGCACGAAGAAGACCTCTGGGTGCGGATGGTTTGGGCTTTCCAAGTGTGACGGCCTCTGTGGCTGAGTAGGCTTTCTCGAATCCGCGAGCGTAACCCGAACTCCAGGATTGGCGGCTGTTTTTGGAATTAGCGAAAACACAGCCGAGGGCCTCGCATTCCAAAAGACGGCCATTCCTAGTCGCGGGGCTTGAGATTGTGCGCAAGTAGTCCCTGCACAACGTAGGTCCTCGCGAAGCGAACGGTGATCTTCATCACATCGCCAGCGGCCGAAGGTACCACGCGCGCAACTCGCCCCGGAGCGACTCCATCAACCGTCTCTCCGGGGCGCAGTTCGTCAGTGCGAGTCCAGCCGCGCTCAAACGTCCGCCAGCGATGGTCCGGCGTCACGACGAGCACACGCCCATCCATCATGGTGAGCGTGCAGCGCGCCGCCTGATGCCTGCTGACGTGCGTCACCTCGAAGATGCCGCCGTCTCTCTCGTGCTCGTGCATGGTGAGCACTCGCATCCCAGGTCGGAGCATTTCGGCAGGCACTTCCGAACCATCGGCGAGCAACACCGGCTCCCACGGCGCGACGCAGGTTCCGTGCGAACCCCCACCACCTCCACCGCCGCCAGTTGGCGTTGATGCAGGCCCCGTCACGCTCCGCACCATGTTGACGTTGTAACTGATCGGCGGGAAAAACCACCGCTCGGCGCTGTAGCCGCTCGCGTTGTGGAGCCGCACCTTCAGGTAAAGCAGCCTGTTCGCCATCGCGTCCCGCAGCCGGTTGAACCTGTCGCCATACATGAAGGTGAAGCCAGCGCTCGTCGCGTTACTGGCGTCGCCGTCCACCGCCCCGTTCTGATACTTGCGGTCAGCAAGTGGCACCGACGTCCCATAGAGCCACTGGGGCGCGTTGCTGTCGCTATACGCCCAATAGAACCCCACCTCCATGAAGCGCAGCGCATCCAGGTTGTCGCTCACCGCCTGCGGCTGAATGACGGCATGGTAGTGCGCCCAGGTGAAGTTCGCCGCGCCACCAGCCGCCCCAGCAATCGCGTAACCCTCAAGCACCTGGATGTTCAGCCGGTCGATGTTCGGAACGCCCTCGTTGTTGCCTCGGTAGTAGATGCGGCTTCCCGTATCGGCGAGGGCCTGCACGGAACGGAAGAAGGCATCGCTCAGGTAGTAGCGCCCCACCTGGACATTGTTTGAGGCGACCTTGAGCGTTGTTCCGAGGTTGTCGAGCTTCGCCCCGGCCGTGGGGATGCCGCTGCCGTCCTCGGCGTAGTTGGACGTCTTGAGGGTGTTCGCCGCGAGCAAATCGAAAGTGACCATCTTCCTCATGGAGACGGCATCGAAGTAGAGCCGCTTGCCCACGTCCGCCACCGCCACCTGGGTTTCCCAGAAGAGCTGAACCCCCGTACAACCGGCCGGGCACGTACCCTTCACGGTGACACGCCGGTACGTCGTCCCGAGCTGCCCCAGAAAGACGCCCGTATTCTGGCCCGCGTAGACGCCGCTTCCGTCCTCCCAAAGCAAATGAAGGGTTCCCATGCCCCCGACGGTGACGGACGACGCCTTGACGTAGACCTCGGCGAAGAACTCGTCCCCAGGGGAGCACTTGAGCCGCCCGCCTGGAACCTCTGAGCCATACCCGCCCGTCCAACTCAGCCCCGGCCACGCCCCCGTGTTCGTCAGCTCCACCCGGCGCACCCAACGACCAACCCGGGCGTTCGTGGGGTCCTCGACAAGCCTGTCACCGTCGGGCGACTTCCCCAGCGCGCGAATGCCCGCTTCGTTGTAGCCGTTCGGAATGAGGTTGTCGGTAGGCGGGTACAGCAGGTGCTGGAAGCCGACCGCGGCATCGCTCAGCGACGCGCCCTCGAGCTGCTTCGGCGTGACGGCGAGCTGAGGCGACGCGGTCCCTCGATTGCCGAAGCGATCCCGAGGAACCACGCGCACGAAGTAGGTCGTCCCCGGCATCAGGTCGGACACACCGAATGCCGTCGTGTCGAAAGTCCCGCGCAGGGTGGAGCTGCTCGGCGTGAAGCCGCTGGACGTCGAAACGTGCAGTTCGTACCCCGAAGCAACTGGGCCACTCGAAGCCGGGGTGAGGGACAGTGAGAAGCCGTTCACGACGGCCGTCACGTTGATGTCGAGCGGGACATGCGGCGGGGACGTGTGCGCGGGCTCGCCCAGGCCGGGACGCGTGTCCATCTCCAGCCACATGGAGATGCCGAAGGAGGGCTTCCCGCGCGTTGTAAGCGTGGTGCGCGCGTCCCCCTCCGACGAGAAGACGTGGCGAAACCCGGTGACTGCCAGGTTCTGCGCGTCCGAGTAGTGAACGCCGTTGGGGAGGAACCGGTAGACGTCGCCCAGCTCCACCGGCAGGAAGAAGTCGAGGTCGATTTCCTGGTCGGCGAGCGGCTCGCACAAGTCGGACAGGGCCGCTTCCGCCATTTTCCGCGCTTCAACCTCACGGTTGATGTTGCTCGAAGCGTCCTCGGCGATTTGCATGTAGCGCACGCCGTAGGCGTCCTGGCTCGCGACGTCCTCGACGACAACGCTCTTCGTCTTGGCGTGCCCGGTGACGTCCAAGTCCCCCGCATCCGAGAAGACGACCTCCACCTTGTTCCGGACGTCCGTCCTGCTCACCACGAGCTTCGCGACGTCGCGGTAGTCGTTCGGGCCGAAGGTCCACGCGAGCGGCGGATTTGTGCGGTTGGGCTCGGTGAACGTCAACGCGAACGTCCCGCTCGACTCGCGCCAGCGGTAGCGCGCCTCCCAGCCAATCTGCTGAGCCAGGTCGCGAACGGCATCGAGAACGCTCGCCTTCTTCTGCGCGTACTGACGGAGCCTCCACCCGGGGGACACTGGGGTATGGAGCACCACGCCCGCCCCACCGTCCGTCAGGATGGCCTGCATCACGCCCTCGACGGCAACGCCCTGGACGTCGTCACCGTAGGCCCGCTCAGCCTCAATGAACGTGTCCTGGAGTCGGCCGCCCAAGTCACGCCCACGGAAGACGAGCTGTTCGCCAGCGAAGTCGACTTCGTCGATGTCCCCATGAAACAGCGTGTGCCACTCGCTCCTGCTGGGCGACATGCCGATGGGCAAAACCGCAGCCTCGACGATGAACTCTCGCCCCGGCCGGATGAGTTGCCCGCTTGAGGCATTCAGTTTCGAGTCTGCCCGGAGCGGGGCCACGCTGAAGAGTTCAATCTGCCGCTTGAGCGTCACCGTCGCGGCGGAGACGGGCTGGTCAACGTCCTCATCCACCTCAACGGCGTCGAGAAAGTCTCGCCCTTCAAGCTGGCTCAGATTCCGCCACGTCCCCGCGTCGTCGAGCACCTTCACCCGAACATGGGAAGCGTGTCCGGCCGGGTTTGTGAGCACCGCCAGCCCCTGAGACGACATGCTACGCATTGAGTCTTAAACCTCTCGCAAGGTGAATTCGAGCCGCTCGCCGATGACGCGCGCCCCGTGGTGGATGAATTCGACGAACTCGCCGTCCCGCACTTCTCCAAGCACCTTCGTCTCACCGACGGAAAAGGCCCCGCCCGCCGTCAGGTGCGGCAACGCGCTCCACGCGCGAACCGAGTGCAACAAGGCCACTTCCGGAATCCACGAGTCCGGAGCCATGAACGGCAAGCCGACGACGTCGTCGAAGCGCCGCAGGTTGAGCGCCCCCGTCAAAGCAAGGGAACCGCCGGAGACACTCAGCCCGCCCGCGCTCGCCGCAGCCGCCCCCTGAATCCAGCGAGCCCCGTCGCTCCGGTTGATGACCTGGAGCCAGCCGCCCCCTGTTGCGTCGAAGAGGTGGTGCAGCGTCGTCCAGCGGGGCCCGAGCTGCATCGCCCAGGTGCAAGACACGCCGAGGGGCAGTTCGAAGCCGCCATCAAAGCGGGCGCGCTGAAAGAGGCTCCCCGATGCATTCGATGGGGCAAGGCCCCGACTCGTGAAGGTGTCGCCGTCGAATGCGAGTGCGTGGCCGTCCCCGGCAATCAGCCCACGGAAGGCCAACGCCTCAACGGATGACAGAGGCCCCGTCTTGAACTCCCACTCTTGGCGCGTCGCACGGCGCCCAAGCCGGTAGACGCCGCTGAATGAGCGCGAGTCGACGCCGATGCTCACCTGCCTGCGCCGTCCCTCGACGACGGGCACGGTGATGCCATTCAAGCTCAGGAAGGGCATCTCAATATCTCCCGTTCAGCCACTCGCCATTGCCGCGACGTCGGCCCGCTTCGCGCTTCATTTCGATATAAACTTGTCGTGCTGTCTCGGCGGGGTCATGCGCGGCCTGAATCACAATCTGCCCAACGCTGACGTTGCCGCCACTCACCGGGACAGCAGGGCTCGACGTGACGGGCGATGCACCATGCACAGTTTGTGACTGCCCAGTAATCGGGTCCTGTGCGTTGAACCTCGCAAGCGCCACCTTGAAGCCGGAGGGAACGTTGCTGAGCGCCTCGGTTGCCTTCTTCGTGGCGTTGGCGTTCTCCCACTGAGCGACAGCGGCGGCTGAGTTCGCGGCGGCAGACTCGTAAGTCGTATCGCGCAGCGTGTTCAACGCCCCGTCGACTTGGTCCATCGGAACTTTCATGCTGTCGAGTCCCCGCGCCATCTTCTCGAAGGCGCCACCGACAACCGGAATCTTGCTGAGCGCGCGGAAGACACCGGCAATGAAACCGATGATGCCGTTCCACACCGTGCCTACGCCCCTCACGACGTAGAGGATTCCCATCGCCACGATGCGCACGACGGCGAAGAAAGCCTTCATGATGGGGCCAGCAAGCAGCGCCAGCGGCTGAGTCAGCGCGACGAGAATCTGTCCCAACACGCTGATGAGCGGGGCGAGTCCCTGGAACAGCGTGCCGAGCACCTCCAGCACCGGGGCAATCGCCTGGAGCGGCGCGAGCAGCATTTCGAGCACCGGCACAACTGCGTCGAGCAGCGGCGCCACCATGTTGAAGGCGGACGCGAGGAGCGGCAGCACGGGGGCCAGCACGCGGCCGATGGCATCGGCAACGAACTGGATGAAGCTCGCCGTCATCTGAATCAGCGTGGCGAACGTCGAGCTTTGCGCGAGCAGCTCGGCGACCACGGCGATGACGCCGCCCCACACGCCACCCACGAGCATCCCTTGCTCGAAGCGCTCGAACAGCTCGTAGAGCCCGCCCAGGGCCTGCGTGAAGCGGCTCGTAAGGGAGCGCTTCGCTTCGTCGACAGCGCGCGCCAGCGCGTCCGCGAGTTCCTTCGCCTTCTTCCGGGCGACCTGTTCGATGACTGCCGCGACGTTGCCGACGCTCGTCAGGAACTCCTTCGCGTTGAAGTTCCCAATCTGGACGCGGCCCGCTTCGATTTCCGGCCCAGCGGATGGCGTGCGCAGCTTGCCCTTCGGCCCGCCGAGCATGTCGTCGAAGACGCCGCCGAACTTCTCACGGAGGAATGCCGCAGCGTCACCGCCGAGCAGCTTCACGCCATCGAAGGCGTAGCCCGCGCCATAGGAGACGTCCGCCCAAACGGAATCGAAGCCGTCCTTCAGCTTGCCAAGCGCGCCGTCGGCGAAGCCCTTCAACCCGCCGAGCAGCGCGTCGCCGTTCAGGTCCTTCAACCCCTCAAGCGAGGCCGCGACGCCGTCGAGGTTGAGCGCGCGCGCCAGAGGCGCAGCCATGCGTGCCAGGTTGCGCACCACGAAGGCGAACGCTTCGAGCTGCCCGCGTGCCCACGTCCCGACAATGGCCCCAAGCCCCGTGAAGAGTTCCCGGAAGAAGGCCACGGCACGACCAGCAACTTCGGTGACGCCCCGCCAAGCAGACACGAACGCATCGCGCATGCCGGTGCTCGCGTCGTTCCACGCCTTGTAAAGCGTGCCCGCCAGAAGCACTACGCCTGCAACGGCGAGCGCGACAGCCGCCAGAGGCGCAGCCACCACGAGGATTCGCGCGGCGGCATTGCGGAAGGCCACAGCAAAGCCCGCGTCGACCTGCTCAGCCCCCTTCGCGACTTTCTTCAGGTTGCCTTCAACAACGGGCGTCTCCCCACGGACGAAGCCGGAGAAGCGCACGACGGCCTTTCCCGCACCGTCCAGCGCCGGGACGACAACCGTATTCACAATTTCGGCAGTGCTTTTGACGACGCCAGCGGCAGTCCCCAGCGCGCCACCCGCGAGCGCCGCCGCAGTCCCCCACACCAGCATTGTCCCAACGGACTGCTTCACCGACGGCTCTAGCCGTTGGAACCACCCGAGCGCATGTTCGAGGACTTCGGAGAGTCTCTCAATGTGCGGAAGGATGGCTTCGCCGATTTCAGCGAAGACGTTGGTGAAGATGAGCTTGATTCTGTCGAGCCGCTCGGTGACGCCGCTATCGAATTCAGCCACCGCGGCAAGCGCGCTATACAGGCCCACGCTGAACAGCGCGCCGATTCCACCAATCTTCTTCCCGAGCTTTTCGACTTTGTCGGCCGTCTGCGCAACGTCCGCGACAACGCGCCGCATGGACTTGGAGAACTCGCCGACGGCGGCCGTGACGACGACATACAAGTCGCCAACTTTCAAACCGCCGCCAGCCATGACGAATCACCTCTTGCGCAAACGCCGAATGGATTGCTGGCCCGGCTGCGACGCGCCTGCGGTGAGCGTCAAGGTAGATGTCGCGTGAAAGGGTTCAACCGATGCGCTTCAACTCCTGCACTGCTGGGGTGAGGTTCGGAGAGGGGCCGAGGCGGACGGGGCCCGCGGGCGTCCAGTCGCGCGTGTCGCGGCTCCACCGCTCGGGGTGACGGGCTTTGGCGCGTTGGTACACCTGGTGCCGTCGGGCCAGCAGCGCGCCCTCGCGGCCGAAGTGCCTGTCCTCGGGCGTGACGAAGCGGATGGCGCAGTGGCGGTGCTCGGTGTTGTACCAGGCCACGAAGCGCGTCACCCAGGCACGCGCGTCCTCGACGGACGCGAAGGGGCGCTGAGGGAAGCTGGGGCGGTACTTCAGCGTGCGAAAAAGGGCCTCGGAGAAGGGGTTGTCGTCCGAGACGCGGGCCGACTGAAGGACGGGGTGACGCCCAGCCACTGCAAGGTGGCCAGCAGCGTAGCGCCCTTCATCGGGCCGCCGTTGTCCGAGTGCAGCACCAGCCCCTCGGGGCAGCCAGCCTCCTGCCAGGAGCGGCGGATGAGGGCCGCGGCGTGCTCGGACGACTCCTCTTCGTGCACCGCGAAGCCCATGCTGCGCCGGCTGAAGACGTCCACCACGAGGTACAGGTAGAGGAAGCTGCCCTTCACCGGGCCGCGCAGGTAGGTGATATCCCAACTCCAGACTTGGTTCGGCCCGGTGGCGGTGTGCTCGGCCCGAGGCCTGGGCACAGGGGCCTTGGCGCGGCCGCGGTGGGCCAGCTGCCCTGCCTCGCGCAGCACCCGGTAGAAGCTCGCCTCGCTGGCGACGTACTCGCCCCTGTCGGCCAGCCTGGGGACAATCTGCTTGGGCGAGGCGTCCCGGAACTCCTCGCTGTTGGCCACCGCCAGGATGCGGCGTCGCTCCACCTCGGACAGCCGGTTGGCCGGCCGGGTATGCGGGCCACACCGCCGGTCCTCAGCCGTCGCTGGCTTCCTCCAGCGCTGAATGGTGCGCGGAACGACTCCGAGCCGCGAGCAGATGGCCTCCAGCCGCACGCCCTTCTCCAGCGCCTCGTCGACGAGCGCGAGCGTCATTTCTCGCACGTCTCGTCCGCTGCGCCGTCCTCGTCGCCCGAGTCCTTCTCGTCCCAACCCATCGCCTGAAGTTTTTTTTCGAGCACCAGCAGTGCGGCCGCCTCAGCCAGCGCCTTCTCCTTGCGGCGCAGCTCTCGCTCGAGCTCCTTCACTCGCTTCTCCGAGACGGCCAGCCGCCGACGCTGGCCGGCCGTCAGGGCCCCGGACGGCGCCTCCTTCGTGCCCTGAGAGAGGGCTCCAGCGGCAGCCGCCCGCCACTCTGCCAGGTGCCCCTCGTGTAGCCCCTCTCGGCGCAGCAGCGCTCCCAATGCCTCGCCCGCCAGTCCATGTGCCTCCGCCAGCACGCGCAACTTCTCCTCGGGCGTCCACTTCTTGGGGCCGACGGGCTTCTCCTCGGGCGGGGGCGTCATGGCCGCCAACTTATTCGCCTCCCGCAACCACTGCGACAGCGTCGGCTGCGAGACTCCCACCTGGCGGGCCAACGCCGCGGCACTCACCGCGCCGGGGCCCACCATTCGCTTCACCATCTGCGCCTTGAATGCATCCGTGTACGGCACTGCGTTCTGCCTGCTCTCGCCCCCAGGGCGTCGTCAGCTCGGCACGTCAGCCGAGGCGACATCTTCCCTGACACAGGGGGCCTGGAGCCGGTTGGTTGGAAGAGCGCCTTTCGAGTTCGTCAGCCTCTCTTCGCGCATAGGCGACGAGCCCGACGACATCCTCGTAAGGCATTGCACGAACAGCGTCGGGCGGCAGTTTCAGGAGAGAGGCAACCCCGTAGAGCAGGCTCGCTTCGGGGTCGCCGTCTATTTTCCCCGCATCTTCTCTTCGCTGACGTTGAAGACGTCCGTCAGGTCCGTCGCGAGGTCTTCAAGCCACGACTCATCGAGCAGCTCGTCGATGTCGTTGACGGAGAACATCGGGCGGCCCGTCTCCGCGTCGTGCAGCACGCAGACGGCGATGCGCCCCAGCATCCGCGCTCCGGCCCTGTCTCCCGTAGGCTCGTTCTTCTCCGTCATCTCCCCAGCTTCGCGGGCCTGCTCAATCAGCCGCAGCCGGTCGCCCATCGTCGGCTTGATGATGTTCACCTTGACGCCGTCCACCTCTACCGACTTCAGGACGCGGCGATTCTTCGCAAGCAGCTTGTGCTTGTTCGACATGGGCTCTCCTTTGGGCGTGAAACGTGGGTGACTCAGGGCGTGCCGTAGCCCCAGGCGAAAGCGGCACCGTCCTGCGACTGGAAGGCGAAGCCGAGGAACTTCACGGTGTGCTCGTACAGGGCCCCGGGCGTCAGCTTGTGAGACAGCTCAGGCACCTTCACCCACGCGCGGAAGACTTGGGCCCCGGACGCCTTGCCAACCTCGATGAGCAGCGGAGTCCCGTCGGCCAGCGCTTCAACCTCGCGCTCAGTGAGGGCCAGCCCCGTCAGCTCCCCCGAGAAGTCCCGGAGCGACACCGAACGCCGCTTGTAGGCGTCTCCCATGACTTGCAGCTCGACGACGTCGTTCGTCACCGTCAGGGAGATGGAGCGCACGAGGGCGAGCTGTTGGACGGGCAACGCGTAGCCGGAGACGCGCACGAGAGCCGACGGGCCCGGAGCGCTGGCAAGCTGGACGTCGCCGAAGAGCGGGTCGACGAAGGCTTCGGCAGGTGTCCAGGCGTCGACATCCCCGCTGGGGGAAACCTCAACGAGCACGGGCGCTCCCGGATTGAGTCGCCGAAGCTCGGGGTCCGCGATTCGGAATTCGGTCCCCGTGAAGTCGGGCGCGGGCATGGGCACGGCTTCGGCTTCGAGGAACTCGGCAGGCTCACCAGCGACAGACAGCGAGCCGACATGCGCAGCGATGGCGGCCATCAGACGGCCACCGGGGCGCCATTGCCCAAGAGCTTGCAGGTGAACTCCACGACACCACCCGGGGTCAGCTTCTCGTCGTAGCTGTTGACGACCATCGGGATGCGCTTGCCCTTGGAGCCTGCCGAGGCGCTGGGGTCGAAGACGAACGTCACGTAGACGGTGCTCCCGTCGTCGCGCGCGTCACGCAGCACGGACTGCGGCGCGTCGCCCTCCATGAAGTGTCCCGACAGGTCCGCGCTGGTGTCCTTCAGCGTCTGGACGCGGGACTTGTAGCCCGAGCCGCCGAGGTAATTCGTCTCGACGAAGTCGCCCGTCTCGCTGAGCGACGCATCCGTCAGGCCGTCGACGCGGTCAGCGGCCTGCGTGGCACTCGTGTCTGAGCGCACCGAAACACTGTCGAGGTGAGCAGCAACAGGGGTGGACATGCGAATACCTACCGGCCCGGGAAGAGCCGCGAGAGGGTTGAAAGAATCTGGGCCGCCACCAACTTGCGGAACTTCGCGCGCCCCCGACGGGCGGGCTTGCGCAGGAAGTGGACCGGCGTGGCGAACCGTTGCTCGCCCCAGTGAAACCCTTCGTGAATGGCGCCCGCAGCGTCGTGGGCATAGCCAGCCGTCGCGCTGACGCTCGCCTTCGCGTCGTTCAGCTCCGGGCCGTCGACAAACCCGGAAGTGCTCAGCGGCGGCTTGCCGTCTGTGTCCCGAGCGCCCACAGGCACCAGGGCGCGACTCGCCTGAAGCACCGTCGACGCGTGTTCGCGAGTCAAAGGCGCCAGGTCGGCGAGTACGGGCCGCTCCACCTTCCGCAGCTTGTCGAGCAGCCTGAAATCAAGAGCAACTTTGAGTGCCATTGCCCCCGGTAAATGCGTGCGCTTTCTCGCCGTGGCTCACGCGCCCAGGTCGATGAAGGAGGCATCCACGGTGAAGGTCCACCAATGCCGGTCGCTCCCGTCGGTGCCGACGTAGTTGGGGCTGCCTTCGTCCACCTCAATCAGCACGTAGCTCGCGGCATTCACGAGATGCAGCACGTCGAGGGCCGCGAGCGCGAGCGCCTGTCCCTCCCGGAAGCGCTCACGCGCCGAGCGCACGCGGACCTGACAGGTGACAGTCCGGTACGTCTTGCGGCCCCCGCCGATGTAGCCCTGCGGCGGCTCCCCTCCGGTTTGCAGCACGAAGCACGCAACGTCCGGCACGGTGGCGTCGTCGTCTTCGAGCGTCGGGCCGAGAAACAGGTTGGCCCCGGCGCTCAGCCCGAGGCCCCCAGAGGCGAGAATCGTCGCGAGGTCGGCAGCAGTGTCGCGGGCCATTAGAGCCAAACCTTCCGGTAGCGCAGGACGCCCGCCCCGTCGACGTGCTCGTCAACGGCGGCAGGGCGACGCGCGTGGTTGAAGTCGGTGATGTCGTCGCCCTTGAACCAAAGCCGGTGGCGCAGGGTGACGGGTGCTTCGGTGTAGACGACGAAGGAGGCGACGAACTCGGCGCCGTTGGCATCGCGAATCAGCTTTCGACTCGGTTGGATGCGCGCGGGAGCTTCCTGGATGGGACCCAGCAGAGGAGTCCCCCACGCGTCGCGTCCGACGACTTCGGCGTAGCGGATGAGCTGCCGAAAGAGCGCTGCGGGCCCGCTCATCAACTGGCCCTCCACAGGACGTGAGGCGCGACGAGCAGCTCGGCGCGGGGGCTCGAAAGTCGCTGGCCCGCGCTTCGCTCCCGGTAGCTCACGGACCAATCGCCGAGACTCTCGCTGGACACGTCGGAGTCACGCCCCCGGCCCCGGTAGAGCGCGCAGGCTTCGAGGATTGCGGCCTCTTCGACTTCGGCAGGCAGGGTAACGGGGCCCTGGGACGCGTCGAGGGCCACTTGCCCCGGCGTCACGTAGCCGCCCGTGTACGTCACCGCCAGCGCATCGGGGCGCCCCTGCCGCATTTCGACCGTCAGAGTGACGAGCCCGCCGACGCGCGCCGTCACCGGCCACAATCCGGCAAGCCGGTAGAGGAGCCCACCCGCCGCGAGGTCTCCGGCAAGGGTGTAGCTCGCCGCGTCGAGCAGCTCGCCCCCTTCCGCCACGCTGAGGACGTCAACGAGCGGCGGGCGACTCAGCAGCACGTAGGGACGGCCGAAGCTGTCTGGGTACTCCGTCACCGTGGCCCGCTCGAAGGCCCGGCCGCACAGCCTCGCGATTGCACTGCTGGCGGAAGTGACGCAGCGCTCGACGTGCGAGTCGGAGGGCACGCCCAGGTCGGCGGCCACGGTAGCGGCAAGGCAGAGGTCAGTCGGGCGGGCCATGGAAGGGGCTCAGGACGGCGTAGGAACGACGAAGCCGGGGCCCCCAGGGGAAAGGGAGCCCCGGCCCGGGAAAAGCGTCGTGGCGTGGCGCTAGGTGGCGGGAATCTCGTCCGGCCCGCACAGGACAATCAGGCTGGACGCGCCCAGGGTGGGAGATGTGCCCCCCGTGAGGGCCACCGTCTCGACGACTCGGAGGTAGCGCTGCGCAGTGGGGAGCCGGACGTTCACCCGGGCCACCGCGTTAGCCGTGGTCAGCGGCGCGATGGCGGCTTCGGGCAGGTCCGTCCAACCGTTCTGGCCGTCGGCGCTGTCCTGGAGCTTCGCGGCAAGCGACAGGGCCGTCGGCGTGCCCGTGGCGGCCCCCGTGGAAGCCGTCAGCACGCACGAGTCGAAGCTGAAGCGGTCGACAGCGGCACTGTTGCGCGTCCCCGCGCTCACAGCGGCGGGAGCAGTCCCAGGGCGAATGCCGACGAGCACGCCCGCGTCGGTGGAATTGGCGTTCATGGTGGTGCCTCTCAGGTGTAGGTGATGGAGCTGAACGCCTTCGGCTGGCGAACCTTGAAGTCGCCCTTCACGATGGCGCGCACGGTCGTCTCGTCGTACTCGGCGCGAACGTCGTGCTCGGAGAGAATCAAGTCCTCGTCGATGCCGTAGATGAACTGTCGCCAGTCCGCCGAGAAGGTGATGCGCGACACCGGCACGCGGGTCGTCATCACGAAGGGGAAGCCGCGAATCGTGCCCCTATCCAGCATCTCCTGACGGAACACCCAGACGCCGGAATTCTGGAGCTGAAGCAGCGCCGTCGCCCGCGTCGGGTGAAGCACCCACGCCGCGTTGCCCATGCGGACATGCGCCGTCAGCGGCAACTCGACTGCCTTGTCGATGTCGGCCAGGTAGGCCGCTGCCGTCGTCCCCGTCGAAGCGAAGGTGTGCGCGGCGTCGAGCTGAGCGAAGAGCCCCTTCGGCGCGGCGCCCGTCCCGTCCCCGTTGAAGCCCGCGTCGTCCAGGCCATCGGCCACCGTCGCCCGGATGTCCTCACCGACGCCCGCGTCACCCACGCCCGGCGTGCGCAGCAAGTCGTTGCTGATGTCGGTCAGCACCATGCCCTTGTGCGCCTTGAGGACAATCTTCCCGTACTTCGGCGCGCTCTTCGGCACCGTCTCGCCTTCGCCCACCCACTTGAAGACGGACGTCCCGGTTTGCTTGCCCATGTGCAGCTCGCCCTTGAACGTCTGCGTGCGCACGCCCAGCTTGAGCATCGCCGCGTCGGGCCGGAGGAATTCAATCACCTCGCCGCTCTGCTGGATGGGCACCAGCACACCGGCCGAGTCGAACTTGCTGAGCTGAACTGCCTTCTGGACGTCGGCGTTGCCGAAGCGCTTCGCGGCGTCGACCAGCTCGGCGGCTCCGGTGCGGCGTCCGGCCGCGATGACGCTCTTCGCGAAGCCTCCGAAGTTCTCCGCGCTCGCGTAGACGCCAGTCCCGCGCGGCGCGTTGCCCGGCTCAGCCCGGCCCGGGGCACTTCGAGCGGCGGCGTCCATCAGCTCGCGCGCGACCTCGGGGCCGAGCGCCTTCACCATCTGTGCGATTTGCTCGCGAGTCATTCTTTCACTCCTCGGATGTAGCCCTTGAATGCCTCGACGAAGCTCTTCGCGGCGTCGGCGGCGTTGAAACCCTTTGTCTCGTCTTCGTCTTCGTCGGGCTCGCTCTTCTGCTCGTCCTCGACGTCTTCCTCGTCCGTCGACTTCGATTCGTCCTCGACGTCTTCTTCGTCGGGCTCGCTCTTCTGCTCGTCCTCGACGTCTTCGTCGGTCGACTTCGCTTCGGCCCGTGCGTCGAGCAGTTCGACAACGCGCGTCGCAATGCGTTCAACGAGGTCGTCGGGCGCTTCGTCCAGGGACTTCGAGCGCACGGCCCGCGAGTTCCCCGGAATCGTCACGACGGAGACTTCGAGCAGTTCCTGCGCGTCGCAGTCGTAACCGCCGCGCTCGTTCTGCCGATACTGGCCAGGGAGCATGAGGTAACGGACGGAGACGGCATTCAGGATGCCCTTTGAAACCTTGCGCTCGACCTTCTTCGCGAACTCGTCTTCGTCGTCGAATTCGATGTCCACCATCAGGGCATCGCCTTCGACGTAGACGCGCCCCTTGCCAATCGGCAACTGAGGCTCAGCGCCCGTCATCGCGGCGCTCGCCCCGTCGTCGTGGTTGTAGAGGACGACGCCATTCGCGTTGTAGCCGTCCACCCGCCAGCCTTTGACGTTCAGCCGGTCCGAGTAGCGGTCGAAGTCGCCGTCACTCGCTTTGAACTTGAAGACGCGCCGTCCGCCAATGGACTCGACGGCGCTCAACGTCGCCGCGTCCTTTCGAACGGCGCTCAGCCGCAGGGAGCGTGTAATGGTTCCAGACATGCACCCGGTAAATGCGTGCGACTTCTGCGGATGGCTCAGCCCTCCTTCACCGCTTCGGCATTGGCCTCCGCTGAGCTGCCCTCAACGGGCGTCGGCGTCTCTCCGGGCTCGTTGGGCTTCTGCCCCGGAAGCAGCTCCGCGAAGCCTTGCCGCTCCGGGTGAGGCTTGAAGCCCGCTTCGACTCGCCACTCGTCGAAGGTGAAGGCGCTCGGGAGCGTGCCCATCACCCGCAGCCGGTGCTCACGGTCGGCAGGCACGGGCGAGTCGTAGGAGAGAAGCACGTCGTCTTCGAAGCGGGGTGCCAGGTGCTTTTGCATCGACGCTAGGAAGACTTCGGCGCGCGGCTTCGTCGCCTGCTCTGCAAGGTGCTCACGCGCCGCGTAGCTCGTCGCCTTGTTGCTGCTCGTCACGTCGCCCACAATCTCCGGCGGCACCCGGTACACCATCCGCACGAAGTCCATGAGGAAGCGGCGCAGGTCGACGAGCTGCATGTCGCGGAACGGCGTGTCGAGCCGGGCAAACGTCGTGCGCCCGCTCGTAATCATCACCCGGCCTGCGTTGGCGGGGCCCCCGTACTCGCGCGCGAGCGACTCTTTGAAGGCCCTCGCGGGCCCGGCCTGCGACTCGTTGAAGCCCTCAATCGCGATGACGGCGCCCGGAAGCATGTTGTTGAAGAAGGCGTTCTTCGTGAAGCGCGCCGCGTGCTCGTCCGTATCGACTTCGTCGCCCAGCGAGTAGGCGATGCCGATACCGCGGCCAAGAGGGTCAGCCGGGTTCAGGCGCTTCACGTAGATGACGCTCGCCGCAGGCAGGAGGAATGTCCGTCCGCCAGCGGCCACCGTGTACGTCCGTTCCGACTTCGGCTTGCTCAGGTCCGGTAGCGCGAGCACGCAATCGGGCGGCACGGGCCACAGGCCCACGGGCACGCCCGCCAGCTCTTCGACGACGGCGAAGAACTCGCCCGTCAGGTCGTAGTGCAGACAGAAGAGCTTCGCGAAGTCGCGGCCCGTCATGTAGTCGTTCGGGTCCGCCAGCAGCCGCAACAGCGGATGGTCGGGCAGCTCCACCGCGTCCCCCGTCTCGACGAGAGACTTCAACCGCTCCCGGCGCACGTCGCCACAGGCCCGCCGCAGCGACACGTCGACGAGCGTCTTCCGCGTCGTAGGGTCCTGCCGCGTGAAGGCCCGCCACGTCACGTCCGCGAAGGCATCGCCCACCGTGTCGACGATAGTGCCGAGCCACGGCATCTCGGCGTAGGCCGCGAGCAGCGCGGGCACCTCCCGACGCGGCGGGGCCGAAGCCCAACGGCTCAGCTCCAGCCCCGTCCCCTTGCGCTTGCTGCTACCTCGAAACGCGGCGCGCATTCTGTCCAGCAGCCCCATGGAGAACCTCACACCGCGAAGAACTGTTCGACGAAGACAAGGTCGTGAACGCCCCAACAGAAGGCGTCGGCCCTGTCGTCGCGGCGCCCGTTGATGCCGGTGAACTTGCTGAGCTGCGCTTCCAGCTTCGGGAAGGTGCCGACGAACTCGACGCGGCCCGCTTCGGCCAAGGCGGACACCGGCTCGGCGCGCTTGCTCTTCGCGCTCGTCGCGCGCACTGGCTTCACGTTGACGCTGACGCCCATCTCGCCCGCGACGGTGCTGATGAGCGTTTCCACCATCTCCCCGCCCGTGTTCACCTCGACGACTAGCGCGTCGCAGGCGAACTCCAGGTAGGCGCGGATGGCCGTCGTCGCCCACTCGCGGGGACTCGCCCGGCGCGACAGGTCGGCCAGCACCGAAACGCGCTTGAGCGGCACCCCGTCGGCCCCGAAGAGCGCGCTCGACTTGCACCCCTGGACGATGATGCCCGTTTCGTCTGAGCCGGTTTCGCTCGTCGGGCTAGGGTCCACGCTGACGATGCGCCTGTCCAACTGCTGCGCGTACTCGTGCGGGTCGGCCTCGACGCGGCCCCACTTCGCCGAGCCAAAAATTGCCCCGGGCACGTCGAAGAGCAGACGCCCGAGAACCTCTTGCTGTCCCCAGCGGGTGTTCGCCAGCGCCCGCATGTTCGCCACGGCCGAAGGCGCCAGGTTCGCGAAGTTGCTGAGTGAAGAGCCCGTGCGAAGCACCACGCCCGGCTTGAGTTCCTGCGTCTCCGCGTTCGCGAAGAGCAGCTCTTCAATCTTCTTCAGCGGGCGCGGCGTCCCGGTGAGGAGAAGCTGCGGCGGGTCCTCTCGCGAGCCGATGCGCAACACGAGCGGGAGCTGATCGACGGCCGCCATGTCGTGTTTCCACGAAGCGGGTTCGTCCCCCCAGCCCCATCCGGCATTCGGGCCGCGCAGCCGGTCGGGCTTATCCGCCGAGTAGCAGATGGCATAGACGCCGTTGGGCCACGTCACCCGGCGCTTGCTGGGCTCGTACTTGGGCGTGAACCAGGGGGGCGACAGGGCGAGGATGCCGGACGCGCCGCGAATCATGGTGTCACGCACGTCCGCCGCCGTCGGGCCGATGAGGGCCCCGACGCTCTTCGCCTGCCACGCCTTTTTGATGACCCAGCGCGCGCCGCACCACGTCTTCCCGAAGCCTCGCCCGGCCATGACGAAGCACGTCGAGAACTTGTCCGGGGGCGACTGCTCGCGACGCGCCCAGAAGTCGAGGTCGTAAACGAGCAGCTCGACTTCCTTGTCGTCGAGCCCGCTGAAGAGCTTCGCGAGCTGAGCGCGGGAGCCGGCCGTTTGCACCATCCGCGACGCGGGCGACTCGTGCGGCGCGAGCCCCTCGGCGAACTTCGCCCATGCGCCTTTCGACAGGAGGCTACGCATCGCTCGCCCCCTTGTCTTCGAGCTGCTCGGACGGGGCAGCTTCGGCAGGGGTGGACGCGGGCAGCTCGTCCGGGAGGAACTTCCCCAGCCGGTCAATCAGCAGCTCGCGCAGCGCTGCGGTATCGGCGGCCTGGTCCTCGGGGCTCTTCGCCTCGACGTTGTCGCGTCGGCCGTACAGCTCCGGGAAGCGGCGGCTCAAGAGCCACTGGACGTGCTTCGGGTTCGTCGTCGCGGCGGCCTGGAGCGTCTCCGTCGCGGACTGCATGAACTCGGATTCAGCCCGGTTCACCGCGACAAAGAACTCGCGGTAGAGCCCGCGCGCCTCGCTCGCGCCCCGGTGGAACCAGCGGGAGATGGTCTGCTCGTCGACGCCCACGAGGCCCGCAGCCGCTCGACGGAAGAGGCCCGAGCGCAAGTGCTCGCAGATCTGCCTTTGAACTTCAGGGGTCAGTTTGGTTGGTCGTGCCACCCACGGTAAATGCGTGCGGTTTCACGAACTTTTTCATGAGGCACGCCAAACAAAACGTCGCAGCCCCACGATTTTCTCAGAATTTTTCGAAAGTGGGGGCGCTCCGAGCAAGCCCAGATTCCACCGCAGACAGGAAATCCGGGCCGGGGGCTGCCCCTTACACATGTAGACAAACAACACACCGCCCCATTCACACACCCACAGATCGAGCAACGTGGCAAGCACTTGGGGGCAGGCGTATTCCTACCACGTCCCATTTCGCGACTTCACAGTTCACACACGCCCAAATGGAAATGTAGAGTCAAAGCCCACAAGACTTCTACATAGGCGTTGAACGAACCCAGGAAAGGTACGCATGAGATTACCGACTCTCTTGGCCGCGTTGCTGTTCGCCAACACCGCATTGTCTGCCGATTCACCCTGCACAGTGCTTCTAGAAGGTGGCGTATTTGATCGCCGCCAGACAAACTCGTCGGAGGGACGTTACGAACTCTTTCGCTCTATTTTCTGTCGCGATGAGGCATCGAGCGAGCAACAAGGTCGGCAACTTGCCGCAACAGTCAATATTCCACTCGACCTATTGAACTCAATCATGCTGGGCGGATCCACCGCAAGCAGCAACTACTCAGCTTGGAGAAGCACACTCTGTGAAAACACAGATCGAGTGCGCCGTGAAGACATCTGGAGGACTGAGACAGTACAGACTGCCAGCCAGGCTATTCTCGACGCATTCACACGGTGCATTCAACAGAGAGGACTTGTAAGCTACGTCGAACTATCCAGAGATCCTTCTCAGTTCATCTGGAACTTCCGTTTCGACTCATCAACGCCACGAGTAAGAGAAGCAGAAGCTACGCTTTCATACCCCGACAATGTCACATGCAAACTAAACAACAACACGCGCCTGCCAAGCACTCTGAAAATCAAAACCAACGGACTCACACTCGTATGCCAGCGAGATCGATGTAAAGACGCAACGCTAGTAATCAACGGAGATCCCGAGTCGAGTCCATCACGAATCTTCTTGTTTGGAGACAGTGCGCCACCGCCGCCAGAGCCCCCTCCTTCACACACCGTTGGCCCATTCAGCAACGATGGCAACGGGGCTCCTGACATGAAGGGACCGTTCACAATGGCACTACCTGAAAATGAAACCTGCAAACTGCTTCGAAAAGAAGGGGCTTGGCACCCACACTGTCCCAACAAGAACGACAAGCTAGACTGCCCCGATCCTGACATCAAAAATGGCGCTGCATACGTTCACGGCTACGACGACAAAGCCTACGACGACAATTGCGGCCGCTGCACATATACATTCACCTGCCAAGGTCCGACACCGCCCGACACCGGAGCAAATCATCCTTGTCGCGCAAAAAGGCACAAAGTCAAATAACTCCAGCCCCCCAAAATACCAACCCAGCCACAGCATAGAATTCGCACAGCACACACCTGCGCATCTACACATCGAGCCTTCCAGCATTGCCGCCATGCACAGTGGCCGGTCAGACGCTCGCCGACCGCGAAACAGAGGCCCTCCACGTAGCTCCCATGGCATTGGGTACAAGCTGCGCCGTCGGGCTGACTCATGTTCTGAGCCTGCCAAGTGCCGAGCCCGACGGCGCGCTTGTAGGCGAGACCTTTCCCGGCTCGATGGGAAGCTCCCACAAGCACACGGGCGCGACTCATGGCGGTCACGGTTGACAGCTCAGCACCCTCGTTCGACGAGCGACTCGCGCAACTCAGCCAGGGCCCGCGCGAGCATCCGGTCGATGCGGCTCTTCGGCGCCTTCCACGCTTCGGCCACGGAGCGCACCGACTGAGCCGGGCGGTTGAGACCGAAGACGCGTGAGACAAGCTCCCGCTGCCCAGGGGCCAGTCGTCGCACGGCATCGAACACGAGGGCTCGCCGCTCTGCCGCCAGCAACTTTGCCTCTGGCGTCTCTTCGTCGGCCTCCAGGCACGACATCTCGCGGAGTGCAGATTCCAACTCGTCGATCCACGAGTCATCGGCCGAAGCACCGTCCGAGAAACGAGACGGTATGTCCATTCGATGGACGCGGACGACGTTGCCTTCCTTGCTGTGGATTGAACGCGTAGTGCGACGCTTGTGCGCGCCGTCACTCAGGTGAACGTCGGTGCCATGCAAGCGCGCGTACTGCTCGCAAGCAGCCCGAGCCCGGAAGTAGGCAACCTGGCCGAACGACTGGCACCCCCTCGTGGCGTCGTACTTGGACACCGCGCGAAGCATCGCCATGGCGGCAACCTGCGCGAGGTCATCAGGCGACAACGAACCCGCGAGAGGCAAGAGGGCCCCAACGATGCGCCGGATGAGGGGTCTCACGGAGTCGAGCAACTCAGCGGACAACCGTCGCTCCAGCACGGCGTTGCCGCTCGCGCGGGCCGACAAGATGCGGGATACGAGTTCGGATTGCCGGGCCGCCCGAAGGCCGTACTCGCTGTGTGAAACATGCTTTTTCGTACTTCCCTTGCGACAAATGGCTGCGTGAGACATCGCTCCGACAGGAGCATGCCGCATGCCGACAACGCTCGATTCACAGACAGTCTCAGCCACTGTGCCTCTACGCTTTCGCGGTTGGGCTGCGCGCGTCGACGCCCCATCGGCACGCAGTCGTTCCTCGCGTAAATGCGTGTGGATTCCGTCAGTGGCTCACGCACGAACGAAAGGCGGCGACGAAGACGAGTCGGCATGTGCCGAGTAGATGCGTGCGACTTCCGCGAACGACTCAGGCATCCCACCGTCATCAATCAAGCTCTCTTCCTATCCTCTCTCCTTCTTCTCTTTAGAAAAGATGGAGTAGTAGAAAGGAGGATAGGTAATAGAGAAGGCTAAGGATTTGGGGGAACGCGCTCCAGTGCCGCATGACGCTGGACGCCCCGCCGCGACAGCCGAGCCATTCACGAAATCCGCACTCATTTACCAGGGACGGCGCGACCACCTGCCGCATCCGCACCGCTGACGATTCCGTGGGCCATTCGGAAAATCCGCCCCCATTTACCGAATGCCATGCACGTACCCCACACGCCTCCCGCCTCCGTCGCACGCCTCACTGAGCCATTCACAGAATCCGCACTCATTTACCCTGGTATGAGCCACACGCCCGACACCACGCGCCTGCATGCCCTTCGTCTGAAGGTCGCCTTCTACGCGTCCGCCCAGGACAACATCCCCCAAGCCACTGAGCTGTCGTGGCCCGAACTGTCAGCGAAACTCGGCTCTCACCGTCGGAGTCAGTGCCCCACGTCGCCGTGCGTCCGTGGCTGCCCCGCCAAGAATGGCCCCGCCTGGAGCCCCGTGGACATCGGCGAGCGACGCCGCTCGGAGAACGTGCGCGCCGTTACGGTGGCCGTCTTCGACCTGGACCACCTGACGGTGGCGCAGCTCGCGTGCCTCGACGCCGTCGAGCGCCATGGACTCGCCTTCGCCGTCCACTCGACGCACAGCAACCGCCCACCCGACGACTACAGCCTGCGGCTGGTGATGCCGCTGTCTCGGCCCGTGCTCCCGCGCGAGTGGCCGTCCGTGCGCGAGGCCGCAATCCGCATGCTCGGACTCCCCGCCGACCCGGCAACGAAGGACCTGGCGCGCATCTACTACCTGCCGGATGCGCCCGTGGGTGCGGAGCCCTACGCCGCCAGTGGAGACGGAGCGCCCCTCGACGTCGACGCGCTGCTCGCCATGTCCCGGGCTGGACTCCCCACGGTGGCGGCTCCGGTGCCTTCCACGAAGCCCGAGGAACCCGCCGACCTCTACGAACTGCGGGCCCTCTTGCGTCGCATCCGCAAGCCCGAGCACCTCGCCATCGTCCGCCGCGCCCTTGCCAGTGAGCCCCTGTCCGCCGTCGGCGAGCAGGACACGACGCTGAACACGCTCATGTCATGCGCCGCCTTTGTCCTGCCGCTGTCCACGCCCGAGGCCGTCGTCATCGAGCTGTTCCGCGCGTCCTTCGCTGCAACGGACTGGCGAGAGGGCACCGAGCACCTGTGCGAGCAGGCCGTCCTCAAGCTGCGGCGCCACCGCGAGCGTCGGAAAGCGCGGGATGCCGCACGGCTCGCAGACAACACGGCTATCTGGGAAGCCCTGGGCAGTCGCGCTCCTGAATCGGCGTCGAGCGACGACCCGGGATTCGAGGAGGACGCTCCCGACCCCGACGCGTGGATGAAGGAACTCTTTCTCGACATCACGAAGGACACCCGACGGCAGATTCGAAATTGCGAAGCGAACGTCGCCATCGTGCTCAGCAAGTCGCCCGAGTGGCGCGGCGTCTTCCGCTTCAACGAAGTCACGAAGAAGTTGGAGGTGGAGGGCGGCCCTCTCGGCCCCAGCGTGGACATTGAGACGCTCGACGTCCTGGTAGCTAACTGGATTCAGCTCAGCAAGTACGGGCGACTCGGGCTGATGCCGAAGGCGCACGTCGTCGCACAGCAAATCCTCGCCGTGGCAAAGGCCAATAGCTACGACCCGGTCGCCGACTACCTCGCGGGACTCGTCTGGGATGGAACGCCACGGCTCGACGGGATGCTCGCGACGTACTTCAGCGCGCAGGGGGATACTCGATACCTCCAGGCCGTCGGCGCGAAGTTCGCCATCTCGGCGGTTGCGCGTGCCCTGCGCCCCGGGTGCAAGGTCGACACGGTCATGATTCTGGAGGGCCCCCAGGGCCTGCGGAAGTCGACGGCGTTCAGCATCCTGGGGGGCCGGTACTTCAGCGACGCGCCCATCGACGTCACCAGCAGGGACAGCGCCATGCTCGCCTCCCAATTCTGGTTCATCGAACTGGCCGAGCTGAGCACGTTTCGCAAGAGCGAGGACCAGGCGCTCAAGGCGTTCATCACCCGGACAGAGGACACCTACCGGCCGCCCTACGGACGCTCCAACGTGCAGGCCCCGCGACGCTGCGTCTTCGTCGGGACGACCAACGATGACGACTACCTGCGCGACCCCACTGGACAGAGGCGCTTCTGGCCGGTGAAGTGCTCCCGCATCGACACCGACGCACTCAAGCGCGACCGCGACCAAATCTGGGCTGAAGCCGTCGTGCGCTTCCACCAGGGCGAGGACTGGTGGCTGAGCAACGAGGAAGCGGCCGGGGCCGAGCAGCAAGCCGCGCTGCGCATGGAGAACGTGGGGGACAGCCGAAAGGAGGTCATCCTGCGGTGGATTCTGGAGATGCCACCCGAAAAGCGCCCCTCGGACGTAACACTTCTCCATGTGGGCATCGAAGCTTTCGCGCTCCACCAAGCGCAGGTTGACCACCGGATCTCACGGGAAATCGGAGCGGCCTTGAAGTCGCTGGGCTTCACCCGTGGCCAGCGTCGGATGGGAGACGGGAAGCGCCCGCTCGTCTACTACGTCCCGGACGAACTGAAGAACGCGCCCATGGAGAAGCGCGGCGAGCGGCATACTGGGTTTGGCACCCCTGCCGGTTACGGGTGAGCCACTCCCAAAATCCGCACGCATTTAGGGAGGGTGACGCCTCCCGCCGATATCCCGAAGCATGGCCCCTCGGTGATTGCCGGGGTCATCCAGCGCCTCAGCGTCTCGCAGCTCAAGCGCCACAAGCTGTGCCCGCGCGCATGGTTCTTTCAGAAGGTCATGCGCGTCCCCGAGCCCACGACGGGAGCGCAGCAGGTCGGCACCGAAGGACACGCCCAGATTGAGCACTTCCTTTCGACGGGCGAAGACGTGCTGGGCACGTTCGCGAGGGCAGGCGCCCACCTTCTGCCCACGCCCGGTCCCGACCTGCTCGTCGAACAGCCCCTGAACGGTGAACCGCCGCTGACAGCAGGCGGCATCCCATTCACCGGCTTCATCGACCTCGTAGACGCTCGACGGCTCGCCTCTGACGGCGTCCTTCGCATCACCGACCACAAGTTCACCAGCAACGTCGCGTCGAATGCCGCGAGCGCCGAGCAGCTCGCCGACGCCGACACCGAACCCGGCTTGCAGATGGTCGGCTATGGCGCGTGGGCGCTCAGCCAGGTTGAGCGCTTCCCGGGGCTGCGCACGCTGGAGCTTGAACACCTCTACTACCAGACCCGGGGCCAGCGGCTCGCCGCGTCCGTCGTCGCAACGGTGCCCGCCGAGCACGTCGAGCGCGAGTGGCAGACAAAGGTCGAGCCCCAGGTCGAAGCGATGAAGGAGCACGCGCAAGCCGCCCGCGCTTCCGACGTGCCCGCGAACTACGGCCCCGCCTGCGGCAAGTACGGCGGATGTCCGTTCATGGCGAAGTGCCTCACAGGAGAGAACAAGACGATGTCCCTGCGCGACAAGCTGCTCAACAAGGCTCCCACCATCGACGCCGCGGTCGAGCGCGATGCCCCGGAACTGCCCGCCGTGCTTCCCCCGGACGCGCCCACACCTACGCCCGTGCAGGCGGCTCCAGAGGTCGCCCAGGCCACTGAGCAGCCCGCGCCGAAGCGTCGCGGTCGCCCTCGCAAGGCGTCCGAGCCTGAGCAGCCCAAGGGCGAAATGCGCGTGCTCTTCGTCGACTGCATCCCGACGGCCTTCGACGGACCGCAGCCCGAGTCACTTACGAGCTACGTCGACACCATGCATCGCAAGGTAGCCGAAGCGGGCGGCGTCGACGACGTGCGCTTCGCGGGCTCCGACTCGGCGCTCGGATTCGGTAAGTGGCGCGGGGCGCTGGCCATGGCGGCGCGCGCCGAGCTGCCCGCCCCCGGCAGCTACGTCGCGCTCGGGGTCGCCCAGTCGGAGCTGATGCAGGTCATTGTTGAAGCGCTCGAACCGGCGTTCGACGTGGTCGTTCGGAGAGCAATGTAGACGCTATCCAGCAATTCCGCCCAGGGCCAATAGCGCGGCCTTAATCACATCATACGCCCCGTTCGTCCCAATTCCGAAAACAAGCTGGTCTATGGCTCCCTTGTTTGAATGACGTTCCCCGAACTGCTGAGTGAGCACGTCAGCCGCAAACTGAACATCCAGACCTTGCCGACTCAATTCCGACTCAATTCGACCAAGCCGTTCCGAACTATCCCTAACAAACGCAGCAACATCCGCCTGCGTTGCCAGCAATCTCCGAACCTCCACAACAACACCAATCAATGCATTCGTAGCCTCCCTACCCGGCACCACAAACAGCTCATACGCCCCCCTCACTTCCTTGATTCGATGATGCAAATTGAGCCGAAAATCCGAAACATGCTGCTCAACCAGTCCCCTCATCAAGATATCTTCAGATTGCCCCCAGTGCCCCGTCTGCTCAAATCTGCCTCTCATCTCGTGTCGGCATCGACTGATTTTCAGACCAACTTGGTCATTCAAATAAATCCCCGCCACACCCCATAGCTCATTAAATCTTTCAGCAGACATCTTCATCGATTCCTGACGAAGTTCATTCACCATCGCCAAGATCACTTGCTCGACCCCCTCAATGTAGGTCTTCGCAACACTCGTCAGGTGATGCCCTGAACCATATGTATTGCGCACCCGATTGTCTTGATCAATTTCGGCAATCCGATCCCGTGTCCTTTTGGCCTGATCGGAAAACTTCCCCGCAAATCGACTCTCCAAAAACTCAAGTTCAGTCATCAACCCCTCCAAGGACATTGAAAATACTATCCAAAAACGCAAGCGAAAGCCACCAAGAGCTGCCCCCGGCCATACCCACTTGCGCCGGGCGTCAACCATCCCCTACGCTTGGACATCTCGCGAAGCTCACAGGCGACCGTTCGACGATCGCCAAGGGGCAGCCCGTGGGCTGGTCGCCAGACCTCGCACGGGTGCTCAGCCTTCCGCGCCGCGACCTCGCGAGCACCTACGCCGATGCCGACTTCATCGCGCTGGAATCCGCACTGCGAGCCCCTGCTGACACGTGTTGCACTTGCAGGGCGCTCGGGAAGCGGTGCCCGTCCGCGTTGCTCCCCATCCAACGCCTCGCCCTCTTGGAAGCGGCGCGCACGGGTGGCGGGCTCTTCCCCATCGGCGTGGGGCACGGGAAGACGCTGGTCGACCTCCTGCTGCCGCTCGTGGTGCCCGGGTGCAAGGTCGCCGTCCTACTCCTGCCGTCCAACCTTCGCGCCCAGCTCATCGACATCGACTGGCACTTCTACGGCGGGCACTGGCGCTTGCCGAACCTCGCGGGCGGCAGGTGGTTCCGGCCTGGCCTGCCTGTCCTTCACGTCATCACCTACGAGAAGTTTTCGACCCAGGAAGGCACCGACCTACTGACGCGCATCCGGCCCGACCTCATCATCTGCGACGAAGCGCACAAGCTGAAGGACCGGAAGAGCGCTCGCACTGGCCGGTTTCTTCGCTACCTGGAGCTGAACCCCGAAACGCGTCTCGTGGCCCAGTCGGGCACGCTGGCGACGAGAACGGTCAAGGACTACGCCCACCTCGCGGAGTACGCGCTGCGTGACGGCAGTCCGCTCCCGTTGAAGCAGCACGTCGTCGAAGAGTGGGCGTCGGCGCTCGACCCCGGAACTACCGTCGCCCCTCCGGGCACACTTCTTCAGCTCGTTGACCCGAAGCACTCACTTGCCCCACTTGAAGGGGAGAACGAAGCCGACCGCGAGCGCCGACGCGTGCGTGACGCCTATCGTTGGTGGCGCAACGCAACGCCGGGTGTCGTGGCCACGGACGAAAGCGCCGTCGGCATGTCGCTCGTCATTCGCACGCGCGACCCTGGGCAGGTCCCCAACGAGTTGCTCGCCCACATTCAGACGGCACTCGGAGGGCAACGCCCCGACGGCGAAGAGTTCGTCGACGAGTTGCAACGTGTCGTCTGTGCGCGGCAGCTCGCGAGCGGCTTCTTCCACCGCTGGCGCTACCCCGACGTCCAGGGCGTTCCGCAGGACCCCGAGCTAATCGTTCGGTGGTTCGCCCGTCGGCAGGAGTTCAACCGGGAGCTACGCGAACGCCTCAAGCGCCCCGCCGAGCATCTCGACTCACCAGGGTTGCTGATGCGCGCCGCGATTCGTGCGCACCAGTCCCCGCCCTACGACGGGGAACTGCCGACTTGGCGCGCGATGTCGTGGCCCTCGTGGGCGGAGATTCACAAGCGCGTCGTCCACGTCACGGAAGCCGTATGGCTCTCCGACTTCATTGTGCGGGACGCGGCGAAGTGGGCGCTACGCAAGGGGCAGCCGGGAATCGTCTGGGTTGAGTTCCCGGAGCTTGGCCAGCGCATCGCGAAGGCGGCGGGCGTACCTTTCTACGGCGGCGGCCCGGAAGCGTCGGCGACCATCATCCGGGAGAGTGGGAAGCGGTCCATTGTCGCTTCGCTTCGTGCCCACGGAACGGGCAAGAACCTGACGATGTTCTCGCGAATGCTGTTCGTGAATCCACCGGCCGACGGCGCTGCGTGGGAACAGGCCATCGGCCGGTGCCACCGACAGGGGCAGCTCGCCGATGAAGTTGAGGTCGAGCTGTACCAGCACACCACCGAGCTTGTCGGGGCCTTCCAGAAGGCCCGCGACTTCGCTCGGTTCATCGAACAGACGGAGGGCACACCGCAGAAGCTGTGCTTCGCGTAGTACGACTGGCCCGCCCTCTATGGGCGAGCCATTCACGAAGTACGCGTTCAGCGCGTAGAGGTGGCCTCCATCAGACGCCTTAGATTTTTGAGCTCTTCCAGTCTCCGACCTATCTCGAACAGCTCGCGCTCCACCATCCTATTCCCGATGGCCTCGAAAGCCTGCTCGCCAGTCCGTGTTGATTTGTAGCCGCCCAATGTCTTCTCGACAAACCCAAAATCACAGAGCGCCTCCAGATATCTTTCGGCCTTGCTCTCATCAATTTCGACTCTATGCACTAATTTGGCAGCATTACACTCCCCCTCCGCAACCAACATCGCCAGCGGCAAGATGGCCTGATGCGGAATCTCGTCCAGATGGGGAATGCGTGTGGCCAAATCGCTTGCCTCTTCTGCAAGCCATCTCTTTGGATTGAGTATTGCGTCACCGTGACAAATAAGACTGGCAAGGCTCTGGAACACATTGACCATTGACTAGATCCCTCTGGTTTGAACGGAAGGCGTGCTCATGCGAGCGAATCATCCTTATGAGTTCTTTGGATCCTGCGGAAGGTGCTCAAGTATCAAGCATCCGGGAGCCCCGCTGAGAACATAGTCCGTAGTCATCCAGACGTCTTGGACCACCAACGCGTTAGCCCTAGTTATGCCTATTGACTCAAGGTAATTAGAGACCTCGTCTTGCAGCGCTCGCTCGTTGAGTTCCCAAAGGCGACGAAAAGCCGCCGCTGCCGCTGCCAGATCATCAGGATGCGACCAGATAGTCGCGGTGTCTGAGTGAGTTGCGGTGACGTGATGAATTGCCGTGATTGAGTCAAGCGTCTTCTTGAAGCGGGCAGAAAGCGGCATGGACTTCCTCCGGGTTGTAGGGCGCGAACGTGCACTTGAAGTGCCTGCTTGGCATAGCACTTCTAGAGCAAGCCTTTCTAGAGGCCACGCTTCGTTCCTTTAGAGAAAGGGCACACGTAGGGCCGAACCACGCCCGGAATCCGCACGCATTTACGTGGGGTCAGCGCACTTCGCTGCTGACGCAACCCGTCGAAGGGCCCACGTAACATGAACAACGCACTGACGAAGATTGCCACCGCGCAGGCTGCGGCTGGCGGACGCTACCCGCGCTTCGGTCGCTACCTGCTCGAAGTCCAGGTCATCCGCACGAAGGAGGGCTTCAAGGGCGACTCGGCCATCGCCGAGCTGAAGGTTCGCGAGTCTGAGCCCCTCGCGGGTGGCGAGACTCCGAGCCGACCGGGCGAGACGGTCGACTACGTCGAGAACCTGAGCGACCAGAAGAAGGGCGGCGGCGGTCGCTTCAAGTCCTTCCTGATGACGCTCGTGGGGGCCGACGAGTACGAGTTCGCCAACCCGGCCGCCCTGAAGAAGTTCTTCGACGAGCGGCAGGCGGGTACGCACCTCCTGATTCGCTGCGAGGTCTTCCCGAAGCAGCTCCCCGCGAAGGAGGGCCACGCCGGGAAGGTCATCAGCGGCTATCGCTGGTCTCACGTCGAGATGAACGACGAGCAGCTCGCCCAGGCTGAGCACGCGCGCAAGGCGAGCAAGCTCCCCGCGCTCACCGACGCCCTCGCCTGACACCGGGCGGCGACTGACGGCGCGCTTCCGTCGGCGGATGGCCCACGACACGGGCCGCTTTCCCATTTCCAAAGGCAGCCTTCATGAATGTCTGGTCCTTCGACACGGAAACGTGGGCGATTCAACCCGGCTTGCTCGCGCCCCCTCTCGTGTGCGGCAGCATCGCGGCGGCAGCTCCAGGCAGCGAACGACTGCTGGACAAGGCCCAAGCCCGGCAGTTCTTTCGCGAGGCCATCGCCGCACCTGACACGCACCTCGTTGGCGCAAACCTCGCCTACGACCTGGGCGTCATGGCGGCCGACGACCCGAGACTCGTCGCGCCCATCTTCGCGGCGCTCGAAGCCGGCCGCCTGCATTGCGTCCAGGTCCGCGAAGCCCTCATCGACATTGCCCGGGGCTTGTACGGCGTGGACCCGTCAACGGGCCGCAAGCTCGACGATGACGAAGGCGCCCGCTACCCGCTCGCGCTTCTCGTGCAGCGCTACCTGGGCCTCGACATCAGCGAGGACAAAAAGAACCCGAAGGCATGGCGCCTGCGCTACGCGGAACTCGACGGCGTCCCTGTCGAGCGCTGGCCGACGGAAGCCGCTGCGTACCCGAAGCGAGATGCCCGCTACACGCTCGACGTCTTCTTCCGGCAGGAAGCCGTAGCCCGGGAGACACCCAACGGCGGCAACCTGCATGCCGAAGCCGAACAGATGCGCGCCGCCTTCGCGCTCCACCTCGCTTCAATCTGGGGACTCCGAACGAACGGTGACTCGGTAGCCGTCCTGCGGGAGCGGGTGGAACGGGAGTGGGGAGAGAACCGGACGAAGTTCCAGGCGGCGGGCATCTACCGGGCCGACGGCTCGAAGGACTCGAAGCGCCTAGCGGCGCTCGTGACGGCCGCCTACGACGGGCAGCCACCCATTACCGCGCCCAGCGACCGATTCCCTGACGGCCAGGTCGCGACCGACCGTGACACGTTGCTCGGGTCGGGCGACGCGCTGCTCGAGGACCTGGGCAAGAGCGGTCGCGTCGACAAGTACAAGTCGACCTACCTGGACGTCGTCGAAGCGGGCACCTTGCTCCCTATCAATCCGCGCTTCAACGTGCTCGTCAGCACCACGCGCGTTTCGAGCGACTACCAGCAGCTCCCGCAGAAGGGCGGCATCCGTGAGGTCCACGAATCCCGTCCCGGCTTCGTCTACTGCTCGGTCGACTACGGCGGGCTTGAGCTTCGCACCATGGCTCAGCGGGCCATCTGGGAACTCGGCTTCTCGAAGATGGCCGAAGCGCTGAACAGTGGACTCGACGTCCACACCCTTGCCGCGGCTGAATTCCTCGGGGCGAGCTACGACGAGCTGCTTCCGAAGGTGAAGGCGAAAGAGCCCCTCGCGGTCGCCTTCCGCCAGCTCGCGAAGATTCTCAACTTCGGCAAGGGCGGCGGGATGACGGGCGGCTCGCTCGTCTACAACGCACGCGCGAAGGACCGGGTTTCCTTCTGCCTGCTGGCGAAGCGCGCAGACGTCTGCGGCATCGAGCGCGTCGTCATCACCGTGCAGCGCAAGCCGAAGATGGTCTGCCGGGCCTGCGTCGAAGTCGCCAAGGAACTGGACACGAAGTGGCTCAATGCGTGGCCCGAGCAGCGCGAGCTACAGCACCGGGCGAAGTCACGCACCTACGGGCGCGGGTTTGCCGACGTGATGATTCCGGGGGCCAACATCCTGCGCGGTGGGTGCGGCTACACTCAGATTCTCAACACCCCATTCCAGGGGCTCGGCGCTGTCGGGTGCAAGCTCGCCATGTGGCGCGTCAGCCGCGAGATGTACGTCGACCGCCGCTCGCCGCTCTACGGCTCGCGACTCGTCCTCATGGTGCATGACGAGCTGATTAGCGAGCTACTCGCCGATGACGCCCAGCGGATGCACGACGCCGCCGAGCGCAAGGCGTACCTGATGCGCGAGGCGATGAAGGAGACGACTCCCGACCTGGCACCGGCAATCGAAGCCGAGCCCGCGCTGTCTCGCATCATGTCGAAGGACGTCGCCACCGTGCGCGATAGCTCCGAGCGGCTGCTCGTCTGGGAGCCACCAACAAAGCGCGCTGCCTGAACCACGGCCGAAATCCGCACCCATTTAGGGAGCACACGCACTCCCTAACAGGTGCAACGCATGGCCAAGACAACCGACGCGCTCGAACAGCTCCCGCCCGCCCTCTGCCCGTATCTCGACGCGGACCTCGACGACGCAGTCACCTTCGATGTCGCCGACTTCGACGAGCTGCGGCTGATGTCCGCGATTGAAGGTGAAGCGGCCTCCCCTCTCCTCATGCTTGCGGCCCGCTGATGCTGACGACTCGAAATCTACTCGTGGCGCTCGACCCCGGGCTTCGCGAGTGCGGCGTCGCAATCTTCGACCTGGACTCGGGCGAGCTGCTCGCGGCGGGCATGCCCACGAATCCCGAGCGGAAGGCCCGTGGGCTTGCGGCATGGTCGCGCATGGCGGGAGGGGTCGCCGCGTTCGCTTCGTCGTTCCTGGAGCCTCTCAGGGCCGCTGGCGTGGCTGTTTCCGTCACCGTCGCGAGCGAGTGCCCCCAGGTCTACACGGCCGGGAAGAGCAAGGGCGACCCGAACGACCTGATTGAACTCGCGGGAGTCGTCGGCCGGGTTGCCGGTGAGCTTCGCGCGACGGGTGAGCGCAGCTTCCTGCCCCGCGAGTGGAAGGGAACGCTCGACGGTGACGTCATGGTCGAGCGCATCAAAGCGCGCCTCGGTGAGCGACCGCACGAATACCGGCGGGTGCAGCTCCCGCGTGCCCAGGACAAGCACCACAACGTTTGGGATGCCGTCGGCATCGGCCTTCACGTCGTCGGCCGACTCGCGCCCCGGAAAGTCTTCCCGAGGTAGCCATGCCTGATAGCAATGAAGGCACTCCCGAGTTCCTGACGGTCGATGAGGCCGCAGCACTTCTGCGCGTGAACCGAAAGACACTCTACGAGTCGATTCGGCTGGGTCAGGTGCCGGGAGTCGTTCGCATCGGGAAAGCGCTGCGAATCCGGCATGCCGCGCTGGTAGAGTCCCCCTCCGGGAAGGGCCGCGATTCTGCGCTTTGGAGTCGACGATGAGCGCCAGGTTGCGGAAGTGGACGACGAAGGAAGGAAAGTCTGAGGAGGCGTGGCAAGTGGACTTCGTGTTTCAGCATGCGGACGGACGGAAACAGCGAGTCGTGAAGTTCTCGCCCGTCCAGACCCGTCGGGGTGCTGAGCAATACGAACGCGAGCTGCGCAGCGCCTTGCTCAACGGGACTTTCGGAAAGGAGCAGTGCGGCGAGGAAAGCCCCATCACGCTTGCGGACTTCACTCCGCGGCTCCTCACCTACAGCGAGAACAACAACAAGCACTCAAGCGTCGACAGCAAACGACAGATTCTCAGAGACCATATCCTCCCCTTCTTCGGGAAGGTGGCGCTCGCGAACATCGGCTTGGCCGAAATCGAAGACTTCAAGGCGCACATGCGCAAGAAGAAGTCGGCAGCTCACAAGCGGAAGGACTCCGCGTCAAAGCGAGCCATCCGGAAGCGGCAGCGTAGCGAACCCAAGCCCCTGAGTCTGAAGACCATCAACAACGTGCTGACTGTGCTTCACAAGCTCCTGACGCTCGCAGAAGAGCATGGGGTCATCCGGCAGGCGCCGCGCGTAAAGCCCTTCGGGAAGCTACCGAAGCCTCCCTTCGACTTCCTGAGCTTTGAGGAAGCGGATCAGCTTCTCGCCGTCGCTGAGCCCGAATGGCGCACGTTGCTGCGCGTCGCCATCAAGACGGGGCTTCGGCAGGGGGAGCTGATCGGGCTCCAGTGGCACGACCTGACCCTGACGCGGGGCCTGCTTCACGTTCGCAGGACCATTTGGCGCGGGATAGAGGGTTTGCCGAAGGGTGGGCGTGAACGGACGGTCGACTTGCCCGCCTCCGTGGTTGATGCGCTCAACGGCCACCGGCACCGTCGGGGGCGGTTCGTCTTCTGTCAGGAGGACGGGCAGCCACTCACCAAGGGCAAGATGGCGGCACCGCTGGGTCGCGCCCTCCGGGCGGCGGGCATCACCCGCGAAGTGGGGCAAATCGGCTGGCACGATCTGCGCCATACCTACGGCAGCCATCTCGCGATGAGGGGTGTCCCGCTGAAGGTGATTCAGGAGCTGATGGGGCACGCGACCATCGAGATGACGAATCGCTACGCCCACCTGAGCCCCGACACTCGGAGAGAGGCAGTCGCCGTTTTGGACCGGCCTCTCGCTCTGCCGTGCGACATACGTGCAACATGGAAGGAGGCCGCTCCTAACCGCACGTAA